AGTAAAGAAACAAAAACAAAATTATTAGAAATTAAGTAAAACCGTTCTCCTAAGGTTTCACAGGTTATGAAAATGCATCTTATAAAAACAAATGACGATGTTATGTACCAGGTTCTTCATCAGGAACCTGAAACTAAATCTATTGATGTTGAAAAAATGAAAATTAAACATCAGTGCAGCCATGTTTTTAGAAAAGATGGGTTATATTGGTTCGTTAGAATAGTAGAAGAAGCACAAGTTATTGAAGAAAATTTGGAAAATTAAAAAATATTTCGTATATTACCGCTATGAGTACTGAAAAAGAATACACACGTTTTATTACAGATCCAGCAATGGAACCTTATTTTATCTCAATGGATGATAATTGTATGACAGTTAATGTTAGAGTTATTCCTGATGCCCGTTACACTGATTCGGGTAAAGAATACACTAAAATTATTGGACATTACAGTAATTTATCTGCTGCTTTAAAATCAATTGCTAAAGACAAAACTAACAGTAAATCTTATGATTCACTAAAAACTTACATTGAAGAGTATAACAGTACTCTTGATTCATTCTCATCAAAAATTAGTATTTAATATGAAACTAGAAGCATTATACAACGCCGTTATCGTAAAACCTGTTGAGGCAGAAGAAACCTCATATGGTGGAATTATTGTTCCCGATTTGGGAAATGAAAAGAACAAACTTGGTAAAGTGGTAGCAGTAGGTGATGGTTACTATTCAGTAACTGGTCATTATATTGAGACTGTACTTAATGTTGGGGACACTATTATTCTTCCTACTATGGGCTTTAGTAAATTAGAGCACGAAGGAGAAGAGTATTGGATTGGTCCTGAAAACCAAGTATTAGGAAAATTAGTAGAAGAAACAAACGAAGAAGAATATGAGTAAAATAATTGAATTTGGCCCCGAGGCACGTAAAAAACTATCAGCTGGTGTAGATAAACTAGCAGATGCAGTTACCTCAACACTTGGTCCTAACGGACGTAACGTAGTAATTGCTAATCAAGGTATCCCTCAATCAACAAAAGATGGAGTTACTGTAGCAAAATCAATTACTTTAGAAGATCCAATTGAAGAATTGGGAGTACAAATGGTTAAACAAGCAGCTATTAAAACTGCTGACCACGCTGGAGATGGTACTACAACATCTACTTTGTTGGCTCAAGAAATGGTTAAACAAGGTTTGGCTCATCTAAATAATGGAGCTAATGCTGTAGAAATCAAACGTAGCATTGATAAAACAGTTAAAGAATTGGTTGAATTTATTCGTACTGAAATTAAAGAAGATATTTCATCTGAAGACCAACTTAAACAAATCGCCACCATTTCAGCAAATAATGATCCTGAAGTAGGTGAATTGATTGCTACTGCAATGCAAAAAGTAGGTCGTGAAGGAGTTGTGTTTATTGAAGAATCTAAAAACGGTGAAACATATCTTGAAACAGTAGAAGGTATGCAGTTTGACAGAGGTTATAAATCACCTTATTTTGTAACTGATAATAACTCAATGACCACTACTCTACAAGATGCTTTGATTTTGATTGCTGATAAGCGTTTTACTACTGTAAAAGAATTGTTGCCTATTTTGGAAGCAGTTTCAAACCAAAACAAACCTTTGGTGTTGATTGCTGAAGATGTAGATGGTGAAGCACTTGCTACTTTGATTGTAAACAAAGCTCGTGGTATTTTGAAAGTAGTTGCTGTAAAAGCTCCTGATTTTGGAGATCGTCGTAAATTATTACTTGAAGACATTGCTATTTTAACTGGTGGTCAGGTATTCAGTACCGAAAAAGGTATGAAACTTGATAAATTCAGTTGGGATTGGTTTGGTCAAGCTCGTGTAGTTACTGTAGGTAAAGATGAAACTACTATCGTTGATGGTAAAGGTGATACTGATAAAATCAAACAACGTATTGAAGAACTTCAGACACAAATTGATAAATCAACATCTCCATACGAAAAAGAAAAATTGCAAGAACGTTTAGCCAAGTTTATTGGTGGTGTAGCAGTTGTTCATGTAGGTGGATTTACTGAAGCCGAAATGCGTGAAAAGAAAGATCGTGTTGATGATGCTTTACAAGCCACTAAAGCTGCCCTTGAAGAAGGTATCGTACCAGGTGGTGGATCTGTATTGTTACATGCTCGTACTAACATCAATGTTGAAGATATCGGTTCACAAATCGTTTATAATGCTTGTGCTGCTCCATTTAAGAAAATCTTAGCAAATGCTGGTTATGAGCAAGAAGATATTTACAATGCTATTAATGCTGTAACAGGTGGTGATTATTGGTATGGTTGGGATTTAAAAACAGAAGATTTCGTTGATATGAGAGATGCTGGTATTATTGATCCTTCAAAAGTAACTCGTACAGCACTTGAAAACGCAGCCTCAGTAGCAGGTACTATTTTATTAACAGAAGCTGTTGTAGTTGACAAACCAGAAGAAAAGAAAGATGATGCTGGGTTTGGAAATATGATGGGAATGATGTAAATTAACGATTATGCAGGACGCAGTAGGTCTTATAGGTAAATCGATTCAAATTAAAGAAGTTAATTATCGAATCAAAGAGTTCTATTTTGTACCGGGAACTAACTATTTGTATGTTGGTTTGATGAAATCCGATTACGTAACAGTAAATTGGAGATATGAAGACCTACTGCCTTACCTGATTGAACAAATTAAGTTATGAACAAAACAATAGCAATCCAAGAACAATTAGTCGAAATAGGACGACGTGTTCCACCTGGTGATCAGTGGAACATGGAAGGTGTTGTTAATACACAAAAAACATTAACTGATGCCTTAGAAGCATGGTTTCAAGTAGCAACATCTAAACCTAAAGCATTTCGTTTAGATTTGGCTCAAGGTAAATTATATGCTATTTACTCAGAAGAAATAGAAGTTAAAGAACCAGAACCTAAACAATATTCTATTTACGGAAATTATGAGTATTAAACAACATACACTTTGGGTTGAAAAATATCGCTCTAATACTTTAGCTAATTATGTTGGTAATGAAAATATCAAACAAACAGTTCAAAAGTATTTAGATCAAAATGATATTCAAAACTTTTTGTTTTATGGACCTGCTGGTACTGGTAAAACCACTTTAGCAAAACTTATTGTTAATAATTTAGATTGTGATTATCTTTATATTAACGCAAGTGATGAAAGAGGTATTGACACAATTAGAGATAAAGTATCTGGTTTTGCTTCTGCGGCCTCATTTAAACCACTTAAAGTAGTTATTTTAGATGAAGCCGATTTTATTACAATCCAGGGTCAAGCAGCTCTTAGGAATGTAATTGAGACTTATTCTCGTACTACAAGATTTATTTTAACTTGTAATTTTGTTGAACGTATTATTGACCCTCTCCAATCACGTTGTCAGGTACTTAAAATTGTACCTCCCTCTAAAAATGATATTGCTAAACATGTTTTCAATATCTTAAAACAAGAGGAAACAGAAATCGAATTAGAGGATCTAAAACTAGTAGTTAATCAGTTTTATCCTGATGTTCGTAAGATACTTAATACCCTACAAATGGGTGCTAATGACGGACAGATAGTTGTCGATAAAACTATATTAGTGTCTAGTAACTATAAAAATCAACTTCTCAATGAGTTGTGCAAACCAAGTCAAAAATCATTTAATAACATTAGACAAATAATTGCTGATGCTGGTGTAAGTGATTTTGAGGATTTATTTAGATTCCTATACGATAATGTAGAAAAATATGCTCCATTAAGTGTAGGTGAGGTAGTAATTTATATTGAAGAATACCAGTATCACTCTAATTTTAGAATTGATAAAGAAATTAACACAATGGCTTTGATATCTAGGATTTTGTCATTAATTTTAAGTAAAAGAGTTATATGAAAAAATTTATCCTATTTTTCATAATGTGGATAGCTAGTAATTTATCTATTCCCTTTTGGATGGTAGGTCATGTTCATTTAACTATGAACGTGTATGAAGATATAAAAGAAATAGTAGCTTCATTTGGTATGAATTTACTAGTAGCTGCTGGATTTTATTTAGAATGGAAAAAACACAAAGAAAATGAACAATAATAAACAACAATTAAACATTAACATTGACATTAAAAACACTCAACCTGTTGTGTCAGAGGACGGAAATCAAGTATTTGCTGAAGGTGTTATCCTTCGTAAAGTATCTCGTTTTGTAACTGGAACTCAAGAAGATGGAATCATTCCTGTACCTTGTTTTTATGATGTAAAAACTGGAAAGGTGTTAGTTGATTTGCTTCCTAAGGAACTTAAGGAAATGTTCCAAGATGACAATATTTGATTGGTTAAAAGAAATAACAACAACTAAAAAACCTTGGTCGTCTTTTACAGAAGATCAACAAGAATCGTTCAATTCTTACATGGTTCATAGGTTTGTTAGTATGTATGAAGGATACACTGAGGTTGCAAATTACGGCCAAAGAATCCCCTATCCTGAGAAAGAAAAAACTTATAAATACTACTGCTATATGTTACCTAAAAAGAATGTCTTCCTCAAGTACGTGAAAGGTTCACGTAAAAAACCAAGTGAAAAATTATTACATCACATTGCTGACCATTATACTATTTCACTGGGAGAAGCAGAAGATTATATTTACATTCTTAAAAAAGAAGGAATAGAAATGATTCTTGAAAGAGCAGGTATTGACGATAAAGAAATTAAAAAGTTATTAAAAGAAGTACAATGAGAAATAAAATTTTAGCAGCAGTTAAATCACATGCTCAAGGTCATATTGACAAACATTTAGCAAACATCGAAGTTTATCTTAATAACCCCGTTGGGGTTGGAGAACATCCTGATATTCTAGAAGCAATTGAACAAGAACTTAAAATTGTAGCCGAGTATCAAGATCAATTAGATATTATCGACAAATATTTTCCAATATAAGTTATGACAAAAAACAGTGAAATTTATGGGATCAGACATGATGTAAAATCCCGTACAATATTATCAACAGATTCAGTTGTAGATTCAGTTATTGATGAGCATATTAAAAGAGCTCAAATGGGTAAAGAAAAATATAATAATACCCTAGATAGAACGGACTTGTCAGTATTGGATTATTTACAACATGCTAAAGAAGAAGCAATGGATTTAGCTCTGTATTTAGAAAAAACAATTCAAATGCTTAAAGGTAAAAAATAAATTATGGAACCCTGGAATAGAAGAACTATTGACGAAAAATATCATTATTTATGCAATTCCCCCTCAGACATAAATGAACATCTCCCAACATTTAGACGTTATGCTAGAGAATGTGATACCATTGTTGAACTAGGAACAAGATGGATTGTAGGTACTTGGGGATTTTTAATGGGATTATCAGACCCAGCTAGAAATGATTGGTCAAATAGACCATTTAATAAAAAACTTATTAGTATAGATATTGACCATCCTGAAATGCATGGTGCTAATTTAAATGAAGTTTATCTTGGAGCTAGACAATGGGATATTAATTTTGAATTTAGACAAGAAAATACTCTTGAAAATGAAATTGAAGAATGTGATTTTTTATTTTTAGATACATGGCACTCATACAATCAAGTAAAATATGAATTAATTCGTCACGCTGATAAAGTTAAAAAATATATTGGTTTTCATGATACCCAATATTATGATTTTAACGATATGGATGGAACCCAAGGTATTTGGCCAGCAATTGAAGAGTTTTTACATTTAAATAAAAATTGGTATGTGTATGAAAAATTTGCTAATAATCAAGGAGTAACTATCTTAAAAAGAAAGTAATGTAAAATCCATTTGGATATAAGTTTTGACTAAAAAGAAAAAAATACCTGCAATAGTAAAACAAATTCAAAAACATACTCTTAAAGAAATTAACTACGCTGTAGAAAAACAAATTTCTTATAGCCAAGTGTCTATGTTTTTGAATTGTCCACATAAGTGGAGTTTACAATATAGAGACGGATATTATACATCTGAATCCTCTATTCATAGGACATTCGGAACTGCTTTACATGAGGCATTACAACACTATATAACAACTATATATAATGAA